TAAGCAGATCCCGAATGAGCCGATCTATTCCGCCACGAACGGCGCTTGGGTGTTCTTCCCGTCCGACCGGGTTATCTCCCCAGCGTATTCAGACGACATGGTTCGCAACCATTCGCCTTCTGCGCCGTTGAATGTCATCCCGATATTCATGGCCCAAGCGCGAATTTCTGAATGCGGAACCGGTATCGGACCCATAGCGCCATCAAACACCGGCCCTACCGACATAAGCCATTCAGTCAAATGCGAGCGAAATGGAAGATCAGGGAAATCCGGGTCAACGTTGGCGCGCCGGGCAAACTCCCAGCGCACCTGCTTGAACCCGTCAGCCTTTGTAGAAAGCCATGCATGTTGACGCGCCCAAAGACATAGCGATTCAAGGCTTAGCCGAAAAAATTCGACACCTCTTTACGGTAATCGTCAACTTGGCGAAGAATATCAGGATAACCCGTGTAAAGCCATACCGCAAGATCGTGTGAAAATTCCGGCCCCTTACCGGCTGGCAATGGCAAGTTTTCCCATCCGACAGTCGCGTCGGCTGCATCCTCAATCTGAGTTTTTTCACCGTCAGTAATCAAACCCATGATTTGATTGTGAGCCATCTTCGTGAAATCCATTTTGGTGCCTCTGGACTTCAGTTGTCGAGCCGCTCTATCCGATGCTTTGCGCTTGTATGTGGCGCTGTCTGGGCCAAGCAATTTTATACGACAAGGCTTGGATTGATCCGGCTTTCCATCTTCGCCGTTCAAATATGCCTTTTGCCCAGTTGAGCTATTGCTCAGGTGCATCCATGAACCGCTTTCCGAGACGGCAATTGTGTCAAACATTTCCATGTAATTTTCCTTTGGTTTCCGGTTTCAAATTGGGGCGACGATAGCCGAAACCACCATCCATCGCCGCCCCTGGCCGCCGAAGCGGTTTCGTTGCGGCTGCGTTACGGCGCAGCGACGTCCACCACCGCGCGGGTGACTTCGACCATCGACGTGGCGGGCACGACCGAGCCGACAGCCTGCGAAGTTTTGAACGACATAACCTTGCCGCTGAAATAGCGGATGGAGCCGTCCGAGCGGGTTTCGCGGAAGCTGATCTCGTTCTTCGAGGTGATCGCCGCCTTGAGGATCGCCTGCCCGGCGTCACCATCGGAATACGCCATCGGCACAGACAGAGACCCATAGTTCAGTTCGCCGTGAAACTTGTTCTGGATGCCTGTTTTAAGTGGCGTGTGAGTGACGGTGGAGTGTTCCGCGCCAAACTCCGGTACATCAGTGACTTCGCTGATTTCGGTCCAACTCAATACGGAGTAGCCGGTAGGATCGTAAGTTGCGGGCGAAGCCGCCGAGGCGGATAGAAACCCGCCGATGCCTTCTGTGGTCGCCATTGGGCGTTCCTTTCAGTAATTGAGCGCCGGAATGGCGCTGGTGATAGGCGGGATGCCTATTTCTGGCAGCACGACATGCCCCGCGAACGGGTTAATGCCGGGCTGATGTGTGTCTTGAATTAGGCCTGCGGGTTGAGCAGGATGGCGCTGATACCGGTGCCGCCAGTCACCGCAATGGTGCCCTTAAGGTAAGCCGAAATCGTGTCGAGAGGGATTGCCTTGACGACCGACACCGCAATTGCTCCGACCGCATAGCCGCCTGAAACATCGATGTTGCCGATGCCAGGGACGCCAACTGTGGTGCCACCGTTTCCATCAATCACTGGGGATAGCGATCCGGCTGTGCCGTTGCGCAGGATCAGCACCTGCCCGGTGCCTGGCCGGTATACGAACGTGTCGCTTGCGGTCAGGGTGGTCTGGGTAACGGTGCGCTGACCGGAACCAGTGGTGAGGGTGGGAACGATGGTCGCCATAGGTGATGCCTTTCAGGTCAATCGGGGATGATGTTGATGGTAATTGGTGTTGTGTCGGGTTGCTGGGGTGCGGGTTTCGGTTCGCGCCGGGCCACCAGAACGGGTTGCGGTTCGGGTTTGTCTTCGATCTGTGGCGTCAGGCCATGGCGAAACTCTACCAGGACTTCGCCATCGGCGTCAGTCGCGTCGGCCACGATCCCGGCATAGGTCACGCCGTTGTCCAGCGTGGCAAGCAGCTTGGTGCCAATCTTCGGGATTGGGCCGCGATAGATCAGGGCTGGGGTGGACGATCCGCCGGCGTTCAGCGTGACCAGCTTTGCGCCGATAATCGGTTCTGCAATCTTCTGGGGTATAGTTTTTCGTTCCGCCGCGGCGGTCTTTTCGGTGTCAGCCATTGTGGCCTCCTGTTCAGGTTGTGATTGCCGAATACCGGATTAGGACAGGCACGCGCCATTCGGCATCGGCGCGGTATCCACCCTTGATTTCCGGGGTCTTGATGATCGTCACCACGCCGCCGGTGATCGGCAGCCGAAGCGCGCCGGGAAACAGCGCCGCGATGGCGTCAGCGTAGGCGTCAGCCTGTACGGTGCCGGTGTCTACGTCCACGGCGACGATCACAGCCATGGTGCCCGTCTCGCGCTGCAAGGTGCCTCTCAACGGCCCTGTGCGGTCCTCTGCGGTGAATGTGACCTCGAAATAGGGCAGCGCGCCGTCATAGCCGATATTTGGCCATGCGCCGGGGATGCCCAACCCGCCGTCTGCCATCCGGGCTTTCAGGGCGGTGGTGATGTCGCTCTTGTTCATCGCACCTTTACCTTTGCTCTTGCCACAGCGGCGTCAACATAACCCTGCCATTTTGACGCCGCTTCAGGCACCCAGAACGTTCCCGGCACCCCGCGCGCGCCGTAGTGTACCGCAGCCGCATAGGGCGCCACAGCCCCGCCCCAAGTGAACGTCGCAACGCTGCCTGCCTTCATGGATCCGACGACGAGCGTGTAACTGTCATCGCCGGTCATAGACGTGCTGCCGTAGAGCGACGATTGCAGGGACCGGGCCAGTGCGCCCAGATCACGCGGGATGGTCCCCTTGGTTCGCGATCCGCCGCGCGTGATGCCGGGCGCGATCTTGATGCCTGCGAGCAAATCGGAGGCGGATTGCTTGGTGACCACCGTCATCCGCTTTTCGGTCTTCTGAACCCACGCGCCGACGGATGCTGTGAAGCTAGTCGCCACGGTTCAGGCCCGCCACAAAGTTGATCCGTATGCGCTTGTGGCAACGGCATTTTATGACTTCTTTAGCAGGTGCACCTAAGCTCGTGTCCCCGGGTGCCAGCATCTGATAACCCCCGACATCGAACGGTTGGCCCAGCTTCCTGCGCTGCCCGTTGGCGGCTCTGTGGCTGTCCCGTGTCGCGGAATCCTCAGAGGAATCCCATTCACCCTCGATATCGTCGGATTGCACCTCGCCCCTGTCGACCAACTGGCGCAGCCCTTCGTCCTGAGCATGTGACAGGCTGGCGAGCAATTCTGTCTCGGCGATGGTCTCGCCTCGATCGCGCAGCATCCGGTTGCGGTGCAGGTTGGTCAGTGCCCGCATGTCGGCCCGGTCCAGCGCCCTGCCCTCGCGGATCGCCGCGCGCACCTTGGCGTCATAGCGCCTGTCGGTGCCCTTGAACCGGGGCTTGAGCTTGCCCGTCACCCGGTCCTTGATGAAATACTCGCTGATCCGCTCCGGGTCAGACAGGATGGCGATCACCCGCTCAGACTGTTCAATCTGGCGCGTGTGCAACCCGATGATGCCACCCCGGCGCGGACGGCCCGGCGATGGCGAACGACCAACGATGTCCAGCGCTGCGGTGCGCGGGGCGGTGCCGGACTGCATCCCCATGGTCAGCACACGGCGCAGATCGTCTTTCGTCGTTTCCAAAACCTCCGTCACCAGCCGCGACGACTGTTCCGCAGTGAACCGTTCGGCGCGCAGGTTGCGCACGTCAAACCGCATCGAGACGCGAGCGCCTTGCGCGCGAGCCATCCTGCGAATGTCATCCACCATAAGATCGCCACCAGCGGCGTATGCGCCGAGCAGTGCGGCTTCCAGCGGGCGAACGTATTCACGCCCTAAGTTAAATGCAGCAAGTGCCGCCTCGACATCGCCCATCTCGATTGCACGGATCAGATCACGCAAATCAACGTCATCGCGTATCTGCGCCATCATGGTGTAAAACGCCAATTGGACCTCTGGCGCCAATGCGTCCAGAAGCTTTAGCAGCTTCGATTTTGCCATGAATTGCCCTTAATGGGTTAGGGCGGTCCCGAAGAACCGCCCTTTTTCAATAAGACCGCCGCAACGCGCCAAGCCTCACCAAGCCTAGACCGCATCGTGTCTTCAGACCAGACCTGCCCAGATCAGACCGTGCCTTGACCGCCTCGCCCCGCCCTGCCGCGCCCCGCCATGCCTCGACTTGACCGCCTTACCGTGACCTGCCAGGCCATGCCATGCCATGCCATGCCACGCCGCACCTTGACCGCCATGCCGCGCCATACCGCGCCCTGCCTTGCCATGCCTCGACCGCCTTACCTTGACCGCGAGGGGCGACACCAGCCGCCCCCGCCAATTTCAAGCCGCGCGCTTCATGCGCTCATCGGCCAGCATATCCATCAGTTCAGCCGTGTCCTGATCCGCGCATTCCGGCGCGTCCATCGCAGCTTGCTGAATCTCCCGGTTTTCCGCCGTGATTTCATCCCAA